GTCTGTCAACAGATAGAACTCCAGATTTCAACAGGACCGATGGTGTTGCCGTTGGCAACAGCCATCTGATCTTCCTTACGTCAGATCCGAAAAAAAAAAAGAGGCACTATAAGCCTTCGGCATGACCGTTATAGTTATTGAATTTTAGACTTGAGTTTGAACGGTAACTGTCCAGTTACAGTCCATTTGTGCACTGTTACGGGTCTCACCACCACCGCTACCTATGGGTGCGATGTAACCCCCTAGATGTGTAAGGATGTAGTATCGATCGTTAGGCTGTACGCTATCAAAGGTGATGTTCTTCCAGTTCTGTGGTCGTTGGTCTGGATTATTTGGGTTGTTACCATATGGATTGACTAGTTTGGTAGAGCACCGTTGGTTTATGCTCATATGCTTTACCACCGTTAAAGGGTTAGTAGTAGAGATATCTTCGTCGCTAATAGTCTCCTGCATAATGTTTTGAATACTTGTCCTTCTATAGGCACAGATTTTGAAATACTTCGGGTTCAGTTTGATCTGGTCGTAGTTCTGTGCATCGTTGATGGTATAGTAGAAGTAGACACCGTTAAAGGCTCCGTTAAAGGCGTCTTCCTGTAGGTCTGCTGTGTCCTCTAGTAGTTGCCTTGAGGTTTCAGGCTTCAGTTTCACTAGCCACGTTTGAATGGCAGTAAAGGGTAAAGGAGCAAGGCTATCATGAGGAGTAAACCTAAATTTGAGGTTATAGTTTTTGATAGTAGCTAACTGTTGATTTGCTGTACGGGTATCTGATGAGAAAATAGGTGTGAAATCGTTAGGTCTAGTTAAAGGGAATATATTGAATGCTACAGCTCCAGAGGGAGGGTTCAAATACTTCGTAGGCTGTACAAGAGCATACTGTGTGTAAAGGCTATCTCGTTTCTCTGCCTTTGTCAGTTTCTTCACTTGAGTTTGTAAAGAGAGGAGTTGCTTCTGCTGTGCTCCAGCACTTTTGCTCCTCATAATTCGTTTCTTGTTAGATGTATAAGGACGACGGCGTCTTGTATAGGTACTCTTTCGTTTTCTGTAAGGGGGCATTTATAAGTTATTGAGATTTAATCTTTAAATACTTTTTTAGAGACATTTAATGTCTCCGGGAAATATACTTAAATACACCATGATAGATATACTATATGACAAATAGTGCGATGAGTGCGATTGGAGAGGGTAATACTAAACCTCTCCCCTGTAAAAGGAAAAAACAAGTAAACCCTTCTAAAAGGTGGTGTTTTACTTTAAACAATTGGACCTATGATCAATTGAGTGCGATAGTGCGGGAGTGCGATGAATATTGTAAGGTGGCTATTATAGGTGCTGAAGTGGGTGAGAGTGGTACTCCCCACCTTCAAGGTTACGTTGAGTTTAAGGTTAAACAGAGACCCTTATCAAAAATGAAAGGTGCTGCAGGAGCACATTGGGAGGTGTCCAAAGGGTCACGTATTGATAACTACGAGTACTGCACAAAAGATGGTGATGTGAAGTACTTGAAAGGAATGAAGAAGCCTAAACCTTTGAAAATTCTAAAGGATGAGGATTTGTACCCGTGGCAGAGTGCGATAGTGCGACTAGTTGAGAGTGAACCTGATGACAGGTCCATTCATTGGTATTGGGAAGCAGTAGGTAAAGTAGGCAAGAGCGCTCTTGTGAAGAAGCTCTGTGCTGAATATGGTGGGCTTATGTGCTCTGGTAAGAGCGCTGACATTAAGTTTTCTATTTTGATGCATCATCGAAATACGGGCGAATGGCCAGAATTGATAATCTATGACGTGCCAAGGACGTCTATGCAGTACGTATCTTATACAGGTATAGAAGAAGTTAAAGGGGGATGCTTTATGAGTAGTAAATTTGAATGCGGACAATGCCTTATGAATTCACCTCACGTTCTCGTGTTCTCAAACAGTGAGCCAGAGTATTCAGCTGTTAGTTTCGATAGATGGCGTGTTACTTGTATAGGTGAAGAGGATGAACCCGTTGACCTAATTGAGGAACCGGTTTCATTAGAAATTTCAGAAATTGATCAGAGGATTGCTAATGTAAAGGATGAGTGCGTTAGTGCGTGTAAATCACGACTAACTGATATGGCTAGTGATATGCTTAATGGTATGACTTTAAGGTCTAGGTCTGTCAACAGATAGAACTCCAGATTTCAACAGGACCGATGGTGTTGCCGTTGGCAACAGCCATCTGATCTTCCTTACGTCAGATCCGAAAAAAAAAA